CCACACACCCCGAAAGACCCACCATGCCCCGAAAACCTGCCAAAAAACAGCCCGACCTCCTCGACCAACTCCCAACACCACCACCCGGCACCCCCGAATGGATCCAACACGAACAAAACACCCAACCCAACCCCCGCCAAGCACGCCAAGCACACATCAACACCTGCACCCGCTGCGGGGCACTCATCCTCACCGGACTCACCGGACCCACCACCGCAATGCCCACCCAAGCAGACCCCACAACCACCACCAACCCGGCAACCATCCGAGCAACCCTCGCCCAAGGACGCCGCGCCTACCAGGTAGAAACCACCGACACCGCACTCCACCTCAACGAACTCCACGCACCACCAGCAGCCGGCATCACCGTCGCCCCCCACCACATCTGCCACTACACCGCCCCCGGCTACACCCCAATACTCAACCAACACCGAAAGGACACCACCAATGACACTCCACCCTTCTGAAACCCCGCCCGCAACCATCACCCTCAAAAAGACCCCCCACAGCAAACCAATCCTCCGATGGATTCCCCTCGACGGAAAAACCCTCCTCTCCATCAACCGCAGTAACGGCACCCACTGGCGCACCTACCGCAAGAACGCAGACGAGTGGAAGCACGCAGCCAACCACGACATCCACCAATGGAAACAAGAGCACCCCAGCCACCAAATCCCCACTCTCACCCACGCCCAAATCGACATCTGGGTCTACAAAGCACGGCGAGGCCGCTACGACCCCGCCAACCTCTACCCAACCGCTAAAGCCATCATCGACGCATACGTGGCAGCCGGACTCCTCCCAGACGACAACCACGAACACCTCGACGGACCCCACCTACACCACGGCGGCTTCGACAAAGAAGCCCCCGGCCTGCTCATCGTCATCACACCCCTACACCACCAGCCCGAACCACCAGCCCACCCACAACACTAAGGACACGCCACCATGCTCTCCCTGGACTCACTCCTCCACGAATTCACCAACAACCACCTCTCCACCCACACCTGGCACGGAACCACCACCTACACCCGAGCCCTACCACTCCTGCAGCAACTCGAACACGCCATCACCGAACGCCCCAACAGCGGACCCGGCAGCGGCGGATTCAAATCAACCAGCCCCTGCAACGACCACGCCCTCCTCATCAAAGCCGCCATCGAACACCAAATCAGGTACGACCTGCCCGCCACCCACCAACTCCCCAAAGGCGCCCCACTGCCCAGCAGACTCATCAACTGGGCGCGCCACGTCGATACCGACTACGCCACCACCAAACTCACCGGCTGGCGCGAAGCCATCAAAGCACTCGACGAAACTATCGTCCCGCTCCGCGTCCCCTGCCCATCATGCGGTGAAACCTGGGTCAGCACCCCCTTCGAAGACGGAAGCGCCCGAATCGACGAAGCACTCCGGTTCCGAATCAACGCCGAAAGCGTCACCTGCACCCTATGCGGGACCACCTGGCAAGGGCTCGAAACGTTCCTCAAGGCTTACTCCACCGAATAGACGAAACCCGTTGCAACCGCCTGAAAACTTGTGTACACTGTGGCCCAGCTTCATGGTGCCCAAAAACAATTAGTGGGCACATGAAAGCGGCGGATCACAGACGACGACACTCAATGGTTAGCAACGTGTAGTCACTTCAGTCGGAGCCCCTGCCCACCACGGACAGGGGCTCCACCTGTACCAGGAGGCAGAACAATGACGACTGCGACCAAGTACAGTGACCGCAGCTACCGCGCCAAAGCCGCAGCACTCCGCAAAGCAACCAGCGACAACGGATGGCCCTGCCACCTCTGCGGCAAACCAATCGACATGAGCCTACCCTACACACACCCGCTCGCATTCACCGCCGACCACCTCGACGCAATCGCCAACGGCGGCAACCTACTCGGCGACCTCGCACCAGCACACCGACGATGCAACAGCAGGCGCGGACGCAAACGACTCGCACACCAAGTGCGGGCACCCAAGACCACGCAAGCATGGTGAGTGGTCCAAACAGTTTTTTTATTCGACGACAACGAAACGGAATTGGTTTTCAGATGATGACGAAATGGGAAACGTACCCCCGGGGGTTACCCCCTATGGGGTCAAGTTTCCCCCTTCGGTCATAGTGACATCCCCCCGCGGGGCTCTGAAACCCAAAATTTCCCGTTGAGAGGGGGGTTCTGTGGCTGAGAAAAAAGGCCGCAGTCTAGCTCCCTGCGGGACTACGGCGGCGGCGAAGCGTCACCGTCGCCGGGGTGAGGCTCCTTGCCCGGAATGTAAGGCTGCGGAGCGTGCCGCGTCGAAGGCGGCGCGTGATCGTAAGGCTGCGGAGCGGCCGGTTCGGGTGGCTGGGCAGGCGGCGGCTGGTGCCCCTGTTGTCCGAACCGTTGGACAAAGCGATGTAGTCGTCATTGAGCAGGTCGGTGCCTATGGCGCGGTTCGTGAGGTGCCTGTGCCGACGCATGAGGACCCGTTGGAGTCCGCGCGTTGGCGTCTTCACCGAACCCGTGCCGCGCTCATGGTTGCTGCGCCGCGTGATATTGCGGGGCTCATGGCTGCTGAACGTGATGACATTGCTGAAATTGCCCGGTTGAAGGAGACGGTACAGCCGAAGGTGAGCAAGCTGGATGAGCTGGCGGCTCGTAGGAAGCGCCGCATCGAAGAGGCGCAGGCTGTTTAGGGTGGAGGTGAGGCTCTGTGGCTGAGAATGGTCAGCTGATGGGGTCTCAGACACCTCGCATTGACGTCACGCCGCTGTATTTCACCTCTGCTGGTGATGATGCGGTGGATTTGGCGGCTGTTGCGGGCCTGCATTTAGACCCTTGGCAGCAGCATGTGCTCCGTGGCGCGCTTGGTGAGCGTATTGACGGGCGCTGGAAGGCGTTCGAGGTTGGCCTTATTGTTCCTCGACAGAATGGTAAAGGCTCGATTCTTGAGGCGCGTGAGCTTGCTGGCATGTTTTTGTTCGGTGAGCGGCTGATTCTTCACTCGGCGCATCTGTTTGGTACGGCTGTTGAGCATCAGCAGCGTTTGGAGTCGTTGATTCGCGGGTCCGAGCTGGTCGAGTACATGGCTGGGTACGCGGGTGACCCGCAGGGGAAGATGTCAGGCATCAAAACCGGCAACAGCGGCATGTCCTTGACGACTGCGAACGGTAACCGCGTCCTGTTTAAGGCGCGTAGCCGCGGTTCGGCGCGTGGCTTCACCGCAGACCTGGTTGTTTTTGACGAGGCTTACGATTTGCCGCGGTCTGTGCAGGCCTCGATGCTGCCGACACTGGCATCGAAGAGTTTAAATGAGTCTCCGCAAATCTGGTACGCCTCATCTGCTGGCATGCCGGACTCTGAGGTGCTGAAAAGCATCCGTGATAGGGCGCTCTCGCCTGCTGAGGAGACGAAGCTGGCGTTTTACGAATGGTCCGCGTTTGAGGATGCTGACCCGGCTGACCCGGCGAACTGGGCGCTGGCAAATCCTGCGCTTGGTCGGCGCATTTCGGCTGAGTATGTGGATTCGGAGCGTCGCGCGATGAGTGATGAGCATTTCAAGCGTGAACGCCTCGGCATCTGGTCGAAGGTCGGTTCTTCTTCGGCGATTCCGGCTGATTTTTGGGCGCAGTGCCTTGATGCGGAGTCTCGTTCCGGTGTTGAGGTCGCGTTCGGTGTGGACGTTACGCCTTTGCGTGACGTGGCGACGATTGCCGCAGCGTCTCGCCGGGCTGATGGGAACGTCCATATTGAGGTTGTTGATAGGCGTGTTGGTACGGATTGGGTTCCGGCACGTCTGGAGGAGCTGAAGCGTAAGTGGAAGCCTGCGGCGATGGTTTATACGGGTGCTTCGCAGTCGACTGAGGTGATTGCGAAGTCTCCAAAGCTGAAGCGGATGACTACTGGTCTTGACCACCGCACCTATATGCAGGCGTGCGGCGCGTTTTATGAGGCGCTCGGTCGCGCTCAGGTGAGGCATACCGGTCAGGAGGAGCTAGATGCGGCTGTGCAAGCTTGTCGACGTTCTAAGGGCGGCAGTGAGCTGTGGTATTGGACTCGCGATGATCGAGTTGAAGATATTTCGCCTTTGGTGGCGTGCACTCTTGCGCTCCATGGACTGACTGAGAAGGACAAGAAGGGAGGCGGTGCCGGATGGGCCGTATTGTAAAGAACCCGGGTAAGTGGGAGAGCTACTACAACGGTGAGCACCGCCTGGACGCAATCGGCGTGTCCCTACCGCCTGATGTCCGTGTGCTTGAAATGCAGGTCGGCTGGCCGAAGCTGGCTGTAGATGTGCTGGTCGAGTCGTTGGTGCTTGATGGGTTCTCAATTTCCCGTCATGGCGGTCAGGATGAGGCACCCGAACAGCTGAACCGCATCTTGCAGGCTAATAATTTCCGCACGAAGCTGACGCTGGCGCTGACGGAGGCTCTTGTCTCTGGTGCGGCGTTCATGGTCGTCGGTGGCGGCTCTGACCCCTCTATCCCGCACATTTCGGTGCATAAGGGTGATGAGTTTGAGCTGCGGAGGGACGCTACGGGTCGCCTGGTGCAGGCTACCCAGACTTATCGCGATGGTTTGGACACGTACCGGGCTGTTTATGAGCCTGGCGTGACTCGGTTCTTCGCCCTGCGTGATGGTTTTGAGGTGCTCACCCATATTGACGAGCATGGCCTCGACGGAATCCCCGTTATCCCCTTTGTGAACCAGATTCGCCTTGGTGAAGAGGGTCGAAGCGAGATTGAAGAGATTCATAAGCTGTGTGATGCGGCGGCGCGAACGCTGACGAACCTGCAGGTGGCTCAGGAGCTCCTGTCCATGCCTGTCAGGTATTTGTTCGGCGATGGTGTGGAGGAAATGTTCGTTGATGAGGACGGTAACCCGCAGCAGAGCCGCCTGGAAGCCTATTTTGGGCGTTTCTTGGTGGGTCCGTCCGGTGCGCAGACCGGCTCGGTGCCGGGTGCAGACCTGACTCAGTTGTTGAATACGTTCAAGACCTATGCGTTGCAGGTCGCGTCGCAGACGGGCATCCCGCCGTTCATGCTGGGTGTCTCGACGGAGTCGAATCCCGCGTCTGCGGAGGCGATGCGAAGCGCGAAAGACCGTTTGATTACGAAGGCGGAGCTGAAGCAGTCGATTTTTGGTGACGCGGTGGAAGATTTGGCGCGGTGCGTCCTGGCGGTTGCCGGGGTGGACACTGAGGGGCTTGAAACCCTTGAAGCGCGTTGGCGTGACCCTGCGGTTATCTCTCTCAGCTCTCGCAACGCATTGATGTTGCAGGCGCAGGCGCAGGGTGTCGTCTCGTCTGAGACTGTCCGCGAGTTCATGGGCTTGTCGCCGGAGCAGTTGAAGCGTGACCGTGCGTTGGACCGTCGTTTGGCGGTGTCGGTGGGAGACCCCGTCTACTAAAGGAGGCGCCGCATGCTTGATGATCTCGCTGCGGCGTATGCTCAGGCGCTCGCCGCTGTGGCTGACGCGTTTGTGGAGGCTTTCCTTGCCGCGTTGGGGTTGATTGATTTGTCTGACCCGGCGGCGGTGAAGGCTGCGGAGCCTGGTATGCGGTCGCTGGTTGTGAAGCATCGCCGGTTGGCGGCGCAGGCGGCGAACGCTTTTCTGGATGCGTCAGCCGCAGAGCATGGTGTGGAGGCGTATCACCCTCCGGTGGAGCCGTACCATGCGTCCGCGCTCAGGAAGCTTCTTCGTGAGAACGTGGGGGCTTCTGCGGAGCAGCTGGCGGCGGCGGCTCGCCGTCATGTGGTGATGGCGGGGCACCGTCAGATGATGCGTGCGGTTCTCGACCCTGAGTTCGGCAATTATGCGACCAGGGAGGAGCAGGAGGAGCTGGAACGAGCAACCTCCCCGCTCACTGCTGGTGATGAGTCGGATGATGACACCCCGGCTGGAGGTGGGAAGGTTCGCCCGGTGGGGTGGGCTCGAGTTCTGCAGGGCAAGTATTCATGCGGGTTCTGTATCATGCTGGCTTCACGTGGCCCGGTGTATTCGTCTGCGGATGCGGCGAAGTATGTTGCCGCGCCGGTGGGGGAGAAGTCCCGTGAGGGCGGTTTCCTCTCTCGTCGTGCGAGGACGGAGCTGCGGAAGAAGAACCCGCGCGCGTTCCATGAGCATTGCGACTGCATTGTGGTGCCCGTTTTTGACCCTGAGAATTGGTCGGGGCGGGCCGAGCAGCAGAGGCTGGCTAAGTTCTATCGGGAGACGGTCGAGAAGGAAGACCGTAAGTACGAGGCAGACCCAGAGGGGTATGAGCCAGTCAAGATCTCGACAGTGCTATCGCGTGAGGCTGAGGCTTGGCAGGAAGCTGAGCGGCTTGATGGCAAAGATGAACAGGTTGACCCGAAGTATTACGGGGCGCTTGCTTCTGAGATTCCTGCCGGCGAGAGACTGTACGGTCACGAGCTGTTGTTCTTGCTGAGGTTTGAGGCGCTGGGTAATAAGGCTCGGTGGATTGAACGACCGACGCCTGATGAAGACGGCGCGATGAAGCCCAGCAACGATTTCATTTGGCTGAATAATGGTGAGCTGATTAGTGAGCTGAAATCCTCAAAGAACAAGTACTCGACAATTAAAACCCGAATTTCTGATGCGGTTAGGAAAGCTGAGGCACATGGGGTTCAGAAGAAGAACTTCGTGGTTGATTTGGGAAACAAGTATTTGGACCAAAAATTGGAGAGGCAACTGCGAATGTACAATGTACGCAATCCTCAAGCCCCTATTAAAAATTTGTACGTTATGCACTCTCGGGGACAATATTTAACCCCCATTCAGCTTGAATCCAACAAGGACAGCTGATAGACTGTAGGTAAGGAGTTAGACAATTCCTCTGCAACCCTGAGCCTCACCTATTACCTATTGGTGTGGCAATAACGCTTGGGCGGCCGCGGCTTTATGCTTCGGTCTAAAGGACCGTTCGGGGGCGTCACTGGCTAACTCCTTATAACTTTTGTGAAAGGCATCCTGCTAAGGTGGCGGGGTGCCTTTTGCTATACCCGAAAGGAACTAAAAGATGAGCGAAGCACCTGTCACTGAAGTAAAGGTCGAAGAGCACGCTGAAGCTACGCCCCCGTGGGAGCGTGACGGCGAGACCTTCGACCCCGAACGCGCCTGGAAGCTGGTTCAGAACCTGAAGGCTGAGCTGGCGGCGGTGAAGGCGAAGCAGGCAGAGGCTCCCGAACCTACTGCTGCTGAAGAGCCCGAGCAGGAACCAGAAGTTGAGCCCTCTGAGGCCGAGGCTTCTGAGCATCAGGATGATTCAGCGGCTCAGATTGCGTCCCTGCAGGCTGAGCTGGCGCGCGTCAAGGCGCTCGCCGCAGTCGGCCTTTCCCAGGACTTCGCACCCTTCGTGCCGGGTGCGACCAGCGAGGAAATCGAGACGAACCTCGCGACTCTGCAGAAGCTCATCAGTGATGCCGCGAACGAGAAGACCGAGGCGGTCCTCGCAGCGGCACCGAAGAGCCAAGGCATGGCGCCGAACCCCGCACAGCACGCGGCACCTGCACGTGATGCCTATGAAGAGGTAGCAGAGATTATCTTCGGCTAAACGCCCCTAATATTTGAGCCCTTACCGAGACGGTGAGGGCTTTTTCTATACCCAAAACTTGATTGGAGACCCAATTATGAGCGCAACTGCGACTCTTGAAACTTTTAAGACTGGCGGTGTCCTGCCGCAGTCGTTCGCCCGCAACATCATCGGCCGAGTCTCTGAAGGCTCCGTCGTCCAGAAGCTTGCCGGCACCACCCCCATCCCGATTACCGGCACCACTATCTCCGTGCAGACCTCCCAGCCGCAGGCCGGCGTGGTCGGTGAGGGTCAGGCGAAGCCCGTGACCAGCATGGGCGTGACCGCAAAGACCATCAAGCCCATCAAGGTTGCGGCGCTGATGTACTGGTCGATGGAGGCGCGTCAGGCTGACGCCGCCGGCTACCTGAAGCTTCTGGAGAAGGAAGCAGCTGCGGCTATCACCCGCGCGTTCGACCTCGCTATCCTGCACGGCAAGAACGCAATCAACGGCCAGACCATTGTTGGCGTTGAATACGTCAACCAGACCACCAACCGTATTGAGCTGGGTGCGACTGCTAAGGATAAGGGCGGTCTGACCTCTGAGCTTCTGGCTGGTGCGGATCTGGTGAACCTGAACGAGAACTTTGACTTTGACCTGGACGGCTTCGCAGCAGATAAGTCGTTCAAGTCCCGCATCTACGGTGCAACCGACACGCTCGGCCGCCCCATCTACTCCGATAGCGTGAACCTGAAGGACAACCTGGGTAACCTGCTGGGTCTGCCCGTCGCCTATGGTCGCGCTGTCTCCGGCAAGGTTGGCGCATCCGCCGACACCAAGGTTCGTGCCTTCGGTGGCGACTGGTCCGCGCTCAAGTATGGCTTCGCAGAGAAGATTTCTATCCGCCGTACCGATCAGGCGACCATCAACGACGGTGGCACTCAGGTTAACCTGTGGCAGAACAACATGGAAGCGATGCTGGTGGAGGCGCAGTTCGGCTGGGTCATCACCGACAAGTCCGCGTTCGTTGCCTACGAAGACAAGGTTGCTGACCCGAAGTAATCGGGGCGCTGGTAGAGAGGGGAGGCGTGCATGGTGAGTGATTCATTGACTATTGCGACTGCTGATGACGTGAAGGCTGCTCTCCGCAGGGAGTTCCGCGGTGACGAAGAATCCTACATTGCCTCCCTGCTCTCCAAGGCGGAAAACCTTATCCGCGTCCGCTATAAGAGCCTGGATGAGCTGGTTCTTGATGAGGTTGTTTTTGACCTGGTCAGGAATATTGAGGCTGAGGCGGTCGCCCGCGTGCTTCGTGCGGATGACGGCGGCATTTATAAGTCTGAGACGGAAGACGGCTACAGCTATCAGTTGAATTACATGGTCGCATCCGGTCTTCTGGACATCCTGGAGAAGGATTGGAAGAACCTCGCACAGGCGACAGGCTCCGGCAGGTTCCGGACCGTCGCCCCTGCGACTGATGGTTATGCTGCGGCACGGTACCGGAGCTGGGGACCTAACATCTCCCTGCCTCCTGACCGTCAATTCCAGTACGGTTGGCCTGCCCAGGACTCGTTCTCTGAGAAGCGGTACATCACCGGTGGTGGTTTGCCGTGAGCAGGCTCCGCAAAGGCGTACACACAGTCACGGTAACCCCCGTACAGCCCTCGGTTGGCCCGTATGGGCCGGAAGAACCCGCACCCCCCGTCACGGTGCGATGCAACGTGCAACCAGTCTCCTCTAAAGAGGCTGCGGGGCTCGCTGAGGGTGTCCAGACTGTCTACCGCGTGAAGTACTTCCACCAGGAGCATGGGCAGGCACCATGGCCTGGCGGACCGTACTCACGTATCGAGTGGGGCGGCCGCGTGTTCGAGCAGAGAGGCGAAGCTATCCTCTCGTCGATGTCTGCGACGACCTCACACTACAAGGTGTTGATGGTGGACCCGTCTGCGGAGGTGAAGTAGCGTGTCATTCCATGCAAGAGCCGATATTGAGCTCATCGCGGCACGGCACGCGTCCCGTGACCCAAAGTTCGCTGCGCTTGCCCGCAAGGGCAAGGCGCTGGTGGACGCTGAGGTTGCCCGCGTGTACGCAACCCCAGAAGGGCGCGTCACCGGCGCGTACCGTGAGTCGTTCGGGTTCGTTCGTGAGCCGACTAAGCGCGGTGTGATGGACTACCTCATCTTCACTACGGACCCGCAAGCCCACATCATCGAGTGGGGGCACGTGACGAAGGACGGCGGGTGGGAACCCGGAAAGTTCGTGTTCACGCGCGCTCTACAGAATGCGAGGGCACTCTAATGAAGACCATTGACACGCTCGGACTCGTTGAACACCATCTGCAGGGGCTCAGCGGGGCGCTGTTCTTTCAGGCTCCTACTGACTTGCTGCGGCGGCTACCGGCGTTGATTGTTGAGCAGTCCGCACCGACGCATTTTAGCGACAACCTGGATAACCCGTCACTGTCGGCAGTGGCTACGGTGACGTTGAATGCGTTGGCTGAGCGTCGAGTGGATGCTCAGCAGTTGTGTGCTGACGCGTTTAGCCGCCTGTTCGATAGTGTGCATGAGGTGACTGAGTTGGGGTGGGTGAGCCGCTGTACGGAGGTTCAGCAGCCGCACCTGGTTCAGCACAAGTACGAGGCGTCCCGCCTGTTTCAGTACACTGCGGCGGTTCAGGTGGTTTTCCGCCAATCTCCTAATGCCGGTTAGCCCCGGCTCTGTTGTTTTATAGACCTGTATATGGAAGGAGGGCTGATGTCTAAGCTTGATGAATCGCTCGACGCGACTACTATTGCGAACATTGGCCATATTTATTACGCCCCTGTTGGCACTGAGTTTCCGAAGCTGAACACCTTTGAGTTCACCGGCGAGGACTGGGGAGCCTGGAAGTGGTTTGGCGATACCTCGGCAGAGACTCTGCCGGAGTTCGAAGAGGACGATGATAAGGACTCGAACAAGGACACTTGGGATCGTAAGGATACCCGCACTGGTGGTTCAATTACTGGCACCATTAAGAGTGTTTCTCCGTCGAAGACCTTCTGGTCTGTTGTGAAGGAAGGCGGCATCGAGGAAGAGGACGGTTACGTTACTACTAGCCGTACCCGTGGCAAGACCCACGCTCTGCTTATCGTCGTTGAAGACGGTAGCACCCTGACTGGTATCGGCTACTACGTCGCTACGCTGAAGGCTGGCTTGCTTGGCCTTGATCGCGAGAAGTACACCGAAGTGCCGGTGAAGGTTACTGTGAAGCCGAATGACCAGGATCGCTGGCACAAGACCTTCTACCCGGTGAAGCGTCAGTCTGCCGCTGTGCCTGCTGTTCGTGCCTCCGATGTGGCCGCTTAGTAACTGAATATTTGGTTGTTGTAGCCGTCTCGCCCCTTTTTGGTAGGGGAGGGGCGGCTACACTTCTACCCCCTATAGGAGAACCCTGTTATGACTACTGCTCGTAAGAAGATGCCCGCTGACCGTAAGGCGCCGAAGGTTCCTTTTAAGAAGCTGCCGGGTGCTAAGTATTTCCGCCCGCTCAATGAGATTGACCCGATTGATGCCCTAGAAGCGGTGGAAGCGCTGCAGGGGCTTGATATTGATGTTGATGACTTCACTAACCAGGACATGAAGCTGCTGGTGAAGGCAGTCGTGAATGACACGTTCATTGTCGACGTGGAGACGTTCCGCAAAGAGTTTTATAACGCCGCCAATCTGTTGCCTGCGATTCAGACTGTGTCTGCCTTTGTGGAGGAGCTGGGAAAAGGCATGCGCTCGACCGGTTCTTCTCAGAGCACCAAGAGCTAGTTGGTGATTTCCTCGCCCTGTTCGGTGTGAACCCGTTCGAGGTGGTTTGGGTTGAGGACCTGCGCCCGGTCCAAGCACTGCTGGGTCGGGTGCAGTACGAGGAGCGGTCTCTGTTCCGTGCTTTGGAGCTTGGGAACTCTGACCTGTTCGGGTGGGGCAATGAAGCTTATCTGCTGGCTGGTGTGGTCAATGGTGTGAATACGCAGGTGAAGGGCAAGCGGTTGACGGCTTCACAGCGTGTGAACCCTCCGCAGTCTGTCAAGAAGAAGAAAGAACGCGTCGGCGTTGATATGCGTCAGCCAGTGGAAAAGATGGACCTGTCTCGGATGGTCCCAGCGAAATACCGTTAGGGGGTTTAGTCGATGGCGTCGATTGGCAAGATGTCTATCCGCGTTTTCCCGGATACGTCAAAGTTCAAGGCTGATCTGAAGAAGGACTTGGCCGCGCTAAAGGGGCAGTTGCGGACTGCTGTTGATGTTGAGGCGCGTGTTGATCAGGCGTCTCTTGTTCAGACGAAGGCTCGCCTGGCGGGTATTGCTAAGGATTTTAAGACCCATGTGACGGTGGATGCGCAGACTCGTAAGGCGTCTGCGGCGTTGGGTGTGTTGACGCGTCCTCGTACTGCTGAGGTGCGTGTGGTGCTTCAGGGTTTGGATGCGGCGAAGGCTGGTTTGGCGTCGCTGGCTGGCGGTAATGTTGCGTCGGTTGGGTTTGGGCATGCTAAGGAAGTTGCATCAAATTTTGACCGTATTGCGGTTTCTGCTGGTGTGGCGGCGACGAAGATTGCGGCGATGAGTGCGGCAATGTCCGCTATGGCTGGTAATGCGGCTATGGTGGCTGTTTCGATGGCGCAGATTTCTGGTGCTGGTCTTGCTTTGCCGGGCATTATGAGCGGCTTCCTGGTGGGTCTGGCGTCGAGTGCTGATGGGCTGCAGAACATTCTTCTGGCGTTGAATGAGGTAGTCGGCAAGTCCGGCTATTTTGAGGATGCATTCGTATGGATGCGTTTTAACCACAACAATGACTTCTGGAGCACCGCCAAGGTCGGCTTGAACGACCTTGTCCAGAATGGCGTGTTGCCGTTCATGGACGAGTATGTGAAGCTCGGCAAGATTACCGGCGTTTTTTGGTCTGAATTCTTCCGTGGCATGTCAAATGGCATCGTCGCGGTTGGTGGCATGGCTCAACTGTTCAAGCCACTTCACGACTCGTTCGCTATCGCGGCCGAGGGCGCGGCACCGTTCACCGAGGCAATGTTCCGTCTCGGCGCGGTCGGTGGCGAGTATCTGCCGCGTATGGCGGCCGCGTTCACAGAGGTCTCGAACGCATTCTTGAACTGGGTAACCCAAGCTCAGGAAACCGGCCGTATCAACGAAATTATCGACCGCGGCATCACGAACGCGAAGCTATTCGGCGGCATCCTCGTCGACGTCGCCGGCATCATCAACGGTGTTGCTAAGGCGGCTGAAGCCGCCGGCGGTGGCGGCCTGCAGGGTCTAGCGGCGGCGTTTGACGCAATCAATAAGGCGGTAAATGGTCCTCTGATGCAGGGCGCGCTCACCACCGTATTTGAGGGCGCGTTCGCAGGCATGAAGAACCTCACCCCTGGCTTGTCCTCACTGGCAGGCGCGTTTGAGCAACTCGCGCCGACTATCTCACGGTCGATGGAGAAGGCGGGCGCGGTCGTCAGCATCCTGCTTGACGGCATCGCCCAGGCTCT